TGTGCTGATGCAGGCGCGCCAGACGAAGGAGATAGGCGACCAGACCGGATATCCCTATGTGGCGATATCGACCACGACAAAGGACAGTGCGCCCGCAGAAGATATTGATCGATTCCTCACCCGGGCTGAGGCCCACCAGGTCCATGTCGGTAGAACGATCCTGCCGCCCTACGAGGGCATGGAACTGAACCGAGACTGCCATGAGGTTTTCAATAAGCTGAGTATCAACTGGGACGGGACTGTGTCCATCTGCTGTCGGGACTATGACAAAAAGATGGTTGTAGGGGACCTGCAGAACGAAACGATCATGGAGATCTGGAACGGGCCCCTGGTAGCCTTATGGCAAAAGAAGATTACATCTAAGGATTACAGTCACCCTGTCTGTCGAGACTGTTATAAGTATATTGAACGGGAGGGAATATGAAATTGTATTTTAGGTATGTCTGGGCGCAGCTGGTCTTGTCCTGGCGCGACCGCTGGGCGCTGCGTAAAGATTACAGAGCCTTAGAAGTGAAGATCGCCGGGCTGAAACGGATCCACGCGGAGGAGCTGGTCCGGGTCAAGGGCCGGATTAACGAGGAGAAGCAGGCGCTAAGGGATGTGATGGACCGCCTTTCCAGCGTGAAGCTATACAACGATCACCAGAGATACCGCGTGGTCTACGAAATAGATCCGACCTTATTTGCCAGTGCGTTAATGCGCGGAAACGATCAAATAATCTGCGGCTATATCGGGGCCGCGGTCGGTCACCAGGTAGAGCAGGCAATTCTGGCCTGCAACATAATGCGCCCAGATTCTCATGTTTTTCAAAGGGGATGATTATGGAGGATAAATAAATGAAAAAACTGTTGATAAAAAAGATTGACGACTGTTCCGAGTGTGATCACTGGGTTTTTCCAAACATGCGGGATTATTGTAAAAAGAAAAGACGGTTTATTCCTAACGATGCTACAGAGATTCCCGCGTGGTGTCCGTTGCCCGATGAAAAGGAAAAACCAAAACTAAAACTAAAACTATTCAATCGGAGAAATAAATGAAAAAGAAATATACAAAGCTGATAAATTATTTCAGTCAGATGCTGCACGAAATGGCCGAAGAAATGATCATCAAACTGAGTATTGCAGATCGGATATCAACGAGAGAGCGGAACCGACTGGAGGAACGGATTGATAAGTTGAAAGAGGAGCAGTACTATTTATTGAACCATATCGAGGCCTTGGAACGCCAGGTTTGCGACCTGATAAACGCCAAAATAAACGCCAAAATAAACACCATAGGAGAAGAAAAAAATGAAACCACTAGACTTGATGACGACAATTCAGATCGAGATCACTAATCACTGTAACCTGCACTGCTGCGCCTGTACCCGGGCAGCGGGCCTGCAGAGGCATAAGTACTTCATGACCCTGGACCAGTTTGAAACCGCGCTGATAAGCATGGAAGGGTTTAAGGGCAAAGTAGGAATCATGGGAGGCGAGCCTACGTTGCATCCGGATTTTCTGGACATTCTGCAGATATACCGGGACTACATTCCCCTGGAACGCCGAGGACTCTGGACCAACATGGCAAAATGGAAGGAATACGAGGGGACGATTCTTTCCACCTTCCTGCAGGACCGTGACCATATGCTCAAAAACGACCACACGGGCGAGGGAAACCTGCATCATCCTATGCTGATGGCGATTAAAGACATGGTCCAGGACCCTGTTATGCGATGGAGATTAATTGAAAACTGTCCATATCAAAACAGATGGTCCGCATCGATAAATCCTAAGGGAGCCTTCTTTTGCGAAGTAGCCGCGGCCTCGGACATTCTCTTCGACGGGCCCGGGGGCTGGGATATAGAGCCTGGCTGGTGGAAGAAACGGCATGGCTTCGAGTTTAAGGACCAGGCGGACCGCTATTGCGAAATGTGCGGCGGGGCGCTTCCTGTGGCTGGCGTGGATCCTCACCAGGACTATGAGCTGATCACGCCTTCGATCAAGGAAAAGTTTGAGGAAATAGGGATCACCCTGGACTATGAGCTGATTGACCGTGAAATAACCTCCCAGGAGATCGAGGCCGTTTACCGCGGTGAATTCCGGCCCTTGAAACATCGGAAAGAAGAATGAAAAAAAAGAGACCCTTAGCAGATATCAAAAACGCAAAAAAAGCCTTTATTGATGGCGCCGACAGTGATTTGGAAATCCTTATTGAACGGATACTTGGGGAGGATTTTTTAAAGCTATTTCGCCAGGAGCCAACAGGTTATGGCGTCGACAGTGATTTGGAAATCCTTATTGACCAGATACTTGGGGAGGATTTTTTAAAGCCATTTCGCCAGGAGCCAACCGGCGCGGATCCCTACCTGCAGCCGGGACAGATCTGTGAAGTGTGGGACGATGGCCCGCCGAACGAAGGGAGTGTTGCTATTAAGCACCTGCAGTATTTCGCTGAAATTTCTTATGGCAGATTACGATTTTTTACAGACCATAAGGATGGGAATAAAGGCATATATCAGTGGGAACACTACCGCCCCATCGGGACCGAGTGGGATCATGCGAAAGAAGATGTAGACAGAATAAACATAGGTTCTAATGGATGTTTTACTTGGCGAGGAACCATGACTACTTATCATAGTTTTGGCGGAGAAATGAAGCATGAAACCATCTTAGAGGCAAAAATGAAAACCATTCTCCCTAAAGAATATTACGGGCAGACCATCCAACGGCCGGAGTGGGCGAAATGATCTTGAGCGAGAAGAAAATCAAACGCATCCTGGCGCGCATGAACTGGACGGTAAACCCAGAGATCCGGGTATTTGAACGCAGTTTGGTAGTTTCTCACTTTGGCGCCAGGTATTTTTCGTACCCTATTCTGGTAGTGTTTGGACTCCAGGAACGATGGCTGCAGCTTGACCCGCGCCTGCTGGAAGCATCGGGAGATCCAAACGGGTACGCAGCGGGAGAAATCGTATTCAGTAAAGAAATCATGGAGTATCGGGTCAGCAGCTGGACCGATCACATAGACCCTGAACTGTGGGAGGCTTAAATTATGAATATCCTCCAGGATAAAGTGGACCAAATTATTAACACCAACAAGGTTGATAGAGCTATCAAGGATCTGATTGAGTTGTGGGACAACCGCGTAGGAGCCTCCAGCTGCTCTGCGTTTAATACCCTCCTGAGAGAGAAGGTAGACCATCTGCACTTACTGGTACATGTTAACACGTGCCAGAAGGAGAAGAAATGATAAATGTATATTGTCCGACCTATAACCGCGCCGAGATTCTGCGGACCAGGGCGATCCCGTCGGTTCTGGCCCAGACCCATAAAGACTTTCAATTCATCATTGTGGGGGACGGCTGTACGGACAACACCAAGGAGGTTGTTGCCAGCTTCAATGATCCGCGGATTAAGTTTTTCAACATGGAGCGCGCTTCCGGCAGGACCCCAGAGGGGTACTCCAGCTGGCCCCAGGAAGAGAAAGCTAAATACTGGTGGTTGATGGGGCCGACCTGGGCCGCCAACTATGCCCTGGATCAGTGTTACCGCCCCTGGATCGCCCGGATTGACGATGATGATATCTGGCTGCCCCACCATCTTGAATGGCTTTTCTCCTTTGCGGTGCAGATGGAATTGGACTTTGTCTCTGCGCTGTATATCCGCGCTGACGCCCGGGGCTATAAGATTGTCGGGAAAGAAAACTTCGACGCCGGCGGGACTAATACCTGGCTGTATAAGCGGAATCCCCTGCGGTATGATCCGGACTGTTGGAAGAAATACTGGAACCGGAACAACGATATCGATTTTCTGGAGCGCCTGCACCTGACTGGCATTAAGATGGGTTTCCTTGATGAAGTAGTCTCGGTACTAGTCCCACGTCCTGGGGATCAACTGGTCGGCAGCCAGGCCTACCTGGCGGATCCGGGTAAGATCCTGGACTGGATCGAGGGGGAGTAGATGGCCGGAGGCAGACCGACGAAATACGACGCAGTTAATCTTCGGCTCGTTTATTACATGGCAAGGACTGGCCTGACCGAGGTCGAAATAGCCAAAGAGCTGGGAATAGCAAAGGCAACGTTGACCAATTGGAAGCGAAAGCACCCTGAGTTTTTAGCCTCCCTAAACAAGGGGCGCCTGGTTCCCGATGATCTGGTCGAGGCCTCACTATTTCAAAAGGCTATCGGCTTCCATAAAAAGGACGTGAAGATCTTCCAGTACGAGGGAAAGATTGTCACCGCGGAGTACGAGAAATATTACCCACCAGATACAACAGCCGATATCTTCTGGCTGAAAAACAGGCGCCCTGAGCAGTGGAGAGAGAAGCAGGACCACCAGGTCGCGGGAACGATTATATTCAGACCGCAGAAAATCGTTAAAAATAAGAAAAAGAAATAGGAGGAGTATATGAACCTGACAATTCTTGGATGTGGCAGTCATGCGCAGATGTGCGCTGAAATCGCATCGCTTAAAAATTATGACCAGATCCAAATGACCAACGCAAACGATAAGGAGCCTGGACCGATATTCTTAGGCATGGGAAACATGAAGACCCGGGTAAAACTGGCAAAGATGTACAGTAAGCAGCCTTCCCCTGCCCTGGTATCACCCGCGGCCACCCTGACCAGCTGCAGGCTGGGCGAGGGGACCCTGATCGGCCACGGTGCGGTGATAAACAAGGACGTACATATCGGCAGACACTGTATCGTTAATACCGGCGCGATTATTGAACATGAGTGTATTATCGGCAACCTCTGTATAATCTCCCCGGGCGCGGTCCTTTGCGGCCGGGTTGTCTTAGGTGAACGCGTTGAGATAGGCCCTGGTGCGGTGATTGGGCAGGGACTTACCCTGTGCCGCGATGTATTGATAGGCGCTGGCGCTGTGGTGACTAAAGATATCAAAAAGCCGGGCAAATACTGGGGCGTGCCAGCACGGTTGATGATTCCGAAGAAGGAGAAGAAGTAATGGAGATTGAATTACACATAGATGCAAAAGATATCGATTATCTGATCCGTCCAGAAAATGACGAAGAAGCGGCCATCAACAAATTGTTGCTTAACAGATATCATTTCACCGCCAAAGTGAACAATGACGGGGATATTAGGATTAGCAAACAAAACATGAAAAAGGAGGGCGAGTAAATTATGAAATGGGAAGCAGCCCGTAAAAGCAAGGAAGAAGCGAAAAGGGCTGTGCTTTTAAACCGGCTTCAATGCCGAGTGCGGGTCTGGGCTCACGGTAAAATCCAGAGTAAAGAATTAGAATTGAGGAGTAAACAGTGAAAATGAAAGAGAAAGAATGGAGTGTAAATGGGAATCTGTTGCGTTTCCAGAGGGAGATGCTCTTTACGTCGGGAGTATCACAAGAGGCCGATTATGGGGGAATAACTCTGCGGTTCAAGAAGAGAAAGGTCAGAGCGCACATGCGATTTTTCGCAGCTGTTGTTCGCAGATATCCAGAATTGAAGGGGAAGGAACTGTGTGTAAATCATGCCCTGCGTATAATAATGATAAAGAAACCGCCGAAAAAGGAGGAGTAGGGGATGACAAAAGCAGAATTTGTATACGGGGCGGCGAGACTTCATGCCACAGCACTGGAATGTCCTGTTGTGCCTGCTCCGTGGGCGGAGAGAGAAGTTGATTTTAAAGAACAGTTCATAGATCTTATCGATGATCTGTGTTCCGGGAAAAGAGAATTCCTGGATAATGAAGCAGCGCACGATTCATTGATAGATAAATATTTTAAAATGGGATGGAAATACGGCAAACATTATGATCCAGAGAACAGGATACACCCTGACCTCGTTCCATACAACGATCTTGATCCGAGGGAAAAAGTAAAAGACGAGGTGTTTGTCCGGCTGGTAAAAATAGCCAGAGATTGTATCTGGGAAGGAGTTTAGGATGTATATAATCGCCGAAGCAGGAATCAATCATAACGGTGACCTGGATACTGCCTTGAAGCTGTGTGCTGCTGCTAAAGCTGCAGGAGCGGACTGTGTGAAGTTCCAAATGTACACCATGGACAATTTGTTTCTCCCTGACCGGCTGGCGGAAAGGTATAAGGCCTTAATGCCCGTCCTGGCGCGCTGCGAGTTGGACGGGTCAAGTCTCGTGAAGATCCGGGACTATTGCAGGGAGATCAAGATGGACTGGGCCGCGACTCCGGAGGATATGGCCGGTGTGGAATGGCTACTGGAAAATCATGCAGCGTTTATCAAGGTCGGCAGCCGCCAGGCGCTGAACTTCAACTACCTGGACCAGCTGGGAACTCCGACGATAAAGGTCCTTATGTCAATGGGCTTGTCTTCGGAGCGAGAGCGGAACGCAGCTTTGTGCCTCGTACCTTCGGCGCGGCTTCTGCTCTGTGTCTCGAAATATCCCGCAGAGGCCAAAGAATACCTGGGAGGCTGTGGCCTTCTTGCCGACAAAAGTCACGCTGGGGTCTCAGATCACACCGTCGGCTTAGGGGTTCCCGTCGCCGCTGCAGGCGCAAAAATGAATTACCTGGAGAAGCACTTCACTCTGGACCGCGCCCAGATAGGTCCGGACCATGCGTTCAGCCTGGATCCGGCCACGTTCAAGATTATGGTTGACGCCATAAGGGATATAACATGAAATACGCTGCAATTTATAAATGTAAATTATGCGGGAATTTATTCGAGGAAAATCACGAGTTTCCGAACTATGAAAGCAACGTCTCCTGGCCGCCCCCGGGCAGTAATCTTCTTGATCATGCCCACCGATGCCAAGACGGCGCCCGCGGTGTGGGGGAATTCGTCGGCGACCGGGAGGTGAAAGAATGAGAATCTTAAAGGTGACCTGTGATCTGTGCGGCGGCGAGATCGCTGTAGCCACCGGCGCGATCACTGGTTTTAAAGTTACGATAGAAGGGAATGGTTGCACCGTTGTCCGGAATGTTTGCCAAGCTTGCGATGAATACTATTTTAATTTTCCGCCTATCAAAAAAGAGGTTAAGCCATGAAACCTGTAATAGTCTCCGGATCCCGGGCGGACCGCTTCCACCTGCAGCCCCTGATCGATAAGACCGGCTGGGAAGTAATCGAAACCCTGCTCGATTCAATGCGCGATGTTATTTATTATATGGGGAAAAGGTTGGAAGACGCGGAGATGGTGGTCCTATTAGGAGATCGGTACGAAATCTTTGCGGTAGCAATCGCCGCGTACCAGCTGGGGATCCCGATTGCACATCTTCATGGTGGCGAAAGGACCGACGGGAGCATGGATGATGCATATCGTCACTGTATCACTAAATTAAGTCACCTTCACTTTACGGCCACGGAGGAATACCGGGCGCGCGTCATTCAACTGGGAGAATCCCCGGATAGGGTATTTAATGTCGGTGCGATCCGCTTTGACGGCTGGCGGAAATCGTCCCTGAAATTCCTTGAAACCTTCGACCGGCCGGTGGGCCTGGTGGCGTATAATCCGCACATCGAGGGAGAGCAGGAAGGGATCGACGCCCTGGTGGAAGTGATTAATTCCCGTAAGGATGTATACTTCATGATCTCCGCACCGACGGAAGAAGGGTGTCCGCTGTACGCGCAGCTGGTGGACCGCTGTCATCGGGGCCATGTGGCGCAGACCAGTATGGGTGATGACTTCTTGGACATCCTTTCAGAGTGTGCGTTTATCATAGGGAATAGTAGCGCGGGGATCATCGAGGCGCCGCACGTAAAAACGCCGACAATTAATATAGGGACCAGGCAGGCCGGCCGGGTTTCTGGTTGTTCGGTCTTCCATGTACCCGCGGACCCGGGAAGGATAAACGATGCAATCGCCTGCTGCCTGGAGGCGGACTGGGGCGTTATTTACGACGATCTGTATTATCAAGGTGGTGCAGTAGATAAAATAATCGAGGTAATTGAAACATATGAACACAAACAGAAAACATTCTATGACTGTCAGCCTAGGGATTTCTATACGTGACGCCCTGCAGCGCCTGGATGATACCGGGGCTGGCTGCTTATTTGTCGAAGAAGACGGCGATTTTCGGGGAATAATCACTGACACGGACCTCCGCCGGGCTATTCTGTCCGGTGCGGACCTGTCCACACAGGCAACGATAAACGAGTTTCCTGTGGTTATACAGGAGGAAGGCCCAGAAGACCTCAAGCGCGCCGAGGAGATCCTGAACGACAGCCCGTATGATGTGATCCCCGTCGTGAAAGACGGGAAGCTGGTCACCTTTTTAACCAGGGAAAGTTTTCGAGTTGCTGCGCCTGTGGTCATTATGGCCGGCGGCCGCGGCAAGCGCCTGGCACCAGAATCGGAAATAGTGCCTAAACCGCTTATGCCGATCCATGGCAAAGCGATTATTGAACATCTTCTCGATCAGTTTAAAGCAGCTGGCGCTAAGGATATCCGGATAGTCGTCCATCATAAGGCAGCAATGATCCAGGCGTATCTTTCCAGCCACAAGCACTTTATTGTTGAGGATGAACCATTGGGGACCGCCGGGATCCTGCGAAGGCTGGGTATAAGCGAAGACTATTTTCTTACCAATTGCGATATTATGGTCAAAACGGACCTGCCGCGGCTAATGCAATTTCACCATGACGGGCAGTATCTCATTACCCTGGTCGGCGCAACGGTCAAGAATGTTCTTTCATACGGGTCCTGCCACCTGCAGGCCGGACGGCTGCAGCGCGTCGAGGAAAAACCGGAGCATGAATATATTGCGAACACTGGCTTGTATGTAATAAATCCGGAAGTACGTAAGTACATTCCCGCCAGGCGCTATGATATGACGGACCTGATCGACAACGTCCTGACTGCTGGGGAAAAGGTTGGGGTGTATCCGGTATCCGGGGAAAGCTGGATAGATATAGGACAGTGGGAGGAGTACAGAAAGGTTCTTGCAGAATGGAAGAAAAAGGAATAAGTTGAAGATATGCATGAGTTAAAGAAGTGGCAAGCGTATTTATTCCCTGTCCTGTTCCTTTTCGGGAGTGTTTGGTGCGCTTTAAGTCTCGTGAGTTATATTCACGAATTCGGCCATGTCTTCTTTGCCTACCTGTCTTTCGGGTCCGGCCGGATCCTTTCCGGCGCCAAGGCCCTGGTCTATGGCGGCTGGTCTTTCTTTGTCTATCTCGGCGGCGCTTTGTTTGTAATGCTTTTCGGGACCGCATCGATGCTGATAGGCGTTAGGATCGGGCAGCCATGGATCGGCGCCTTTCACTTTGGCATGGCCCATATCGAATGGATCTGGCTGATCGGCTCAACCGACCTGGCCCGTTCGCACCTGCCAGCACCTGCCTGGATCGTATTCAGTGCTGTTTATTTATTCTTTTCCTGGTATTTTATAATCCGGATCGCGAAAAAACATATGGTTATCGAATTACGGAGGGTATATGGCCTATATTCCAAAAATCAGAACCAAGCGTAAAAGTCTTGTCCAGGTAAGAGGTTCGACGGAAGCACCAACGTCCGAGAACCCGGATATGGGCGCAGGCTTCGGAGAAGAGAAAGTGGAAAGGATTAAAGAGATCGCTAATCCTGACAACTCCGATAGCGGGACCAAAAAGAAAGTTGTGCCTGATAAGGTCCCGGACATCCCGAAAGGCGTACAGACCTACAATGTTGAATATATTCCCGAGGGAGTCACCTTTGATGTGGCGATCAAGGCGAAAAAGAACTGGCGCGGCGTGTGGCTGTATTCGTATGAAGACATGAAACCTACCGAAAATCTTGATGATGTAAAAGCCTATGCCGACTCGCTTCACAAGAAAATAGACATGGACCCCTACAGCCTCGGCGGATAGTCCGCAAGTGGTTGCCGAAAAAATAGAAATCCCTTATGACGCAATTCCCACCTTGAGCCTCTTCCACCGGTCGATAGAAGATTTTCGGTGTGTTGTCGGCCCGGTCGGATCCGGGAAGACCTCCGCTGCCTCGATGGAAATCTGTTACTATATTCCCCTGCACCTGCTCGTGGAGTACGGCATAAAAACAACGCGATGGTGTGTGGTCCGGAATAGCTACCGGGAATTGACCGATACCACGCAGCGGACTCTGATGGAATGGTTTCCCACCGGGTCCTTAAAAGCCGCGGACAATACCTATTTTGTCCACGGCGAGGAAGAGATCCCCGCGGACAGCGGACACTGGGAAAAATGGACCGTTGAGATCCTGTTTAGGTCCTGCGATAGCGCCAAGGACATTAAAAAGTTTAAATCCTTAGACCTCACCGGCTTCTGGATCGATGAATCGATTGAGGTCGCGGACGAAGTAAAGCGGATGCTGAAAAACAGGATCGGCAGATATCCGAAGAAATGCCCGGTCCGGTACGGCATAGAGACCACTAACCCTCCTGACGTAGAACACGAAACCTATTACCAATTTGCCTGGAACACACCGCCTCCCGGGCCGATTGTCGAGAAACTGCCGCTGGAGGGTCATGAGGGGTTCTGGCAACCACCATATGAGAACGCAGCGAACTTGCGGCCTGGATACTATGATGATCTCCGGAAGGACTACAGGGACACCCCTGACTGGATCGATATGTATATCGAGGGAAAACCCGGTGTCCTGATTAAAGGCAAGCTGGTATACAATAACTTCAAACGGGATTATCACGTCGCAAAGGACTTCCTGGCATATAACGGCCTGCCCCTGTTCGTGGGATGGGACAATTCTGGAAATACGCCTGCAGCTGTCGTGCTGCAGGTTCCTGCGCCCTTCAAGGCCCAGGTCCTGGCCGAGTATCATACTGAGAGATTGGGAATTGTCGATTTCACGCATATGGTCAACCAGGCAATGCAGCAACGTTTCCCTGAGTGTAAAGATATCCATCACTGGGGGGACCCTGCCGGCGCAGCTGAGTACTCCAAGAGGGAAGGCGGCTTTACATCAAACAAGAAGCTGCAGGAAGAACAGTGCGGTATCACGGTTGAAGCATCGGAGCAGAACTTCCGGGCCCGGGTAGAATCAGTGGACCAGCAGCTGGCCCGTATCGACGGCCTGCTCATAGACCCGCGATGTACCAGGATGATAAACGGTTTCATCGGGGGCTATCATTACCCGAAAAATGCGTCTATTGTTGGTGAATACCTGCCGAACGTCGTGAAAAACAAGTATAGCCACGATCAGGACGCCCTGCAGTATGTAATGGTGAAGATCTTTAAGCCTATCAAACGTCCAGAAACAAACATCGATATTTACCACGCCAGAAAGGACGACAGAGAATATAATCCGAAGGAGAATATGCGAACAAGATGATTACGTTAGACAAAAAAACAATAGGGGGAATGTTAGAAGAAACGGTCAAGCGCCTTAGTCGGCCGCCGACAGAATATGAAAAAGGGTTCACCGCCGGATACAAGTGTGCTCTGGAAGATCTCTATCGAAAGATGGGACTCAAGCAATGAACGTAGACAATATCCCCCCAGATCATCATTTATTTGCAGAAAACGTAAACGTCACCATGGTCCCTATCCATGTGAAAAATTGTTTTGAGAACTACTCGAAGATCAAGCGGGAGTTTGAAAAGCGGATATACCAGGTCCCTCCCGGGGAAAAGAAAGGCCGCGCCATCATCATCGGCAGCGGACAGACTCTGGACGATAGTTACGAGTACTTAAGGGAATGGCAGCGCCGAGATCTGGGAATCATTATCTGCTCCTGTTCGCAGATATCCACGCTGTATTACCACGGAGTAAAGCCGGAGATCTGCGTGGTATTTGATGCAAAGACGACGGTGGACCTTTTCGAGATTGACGAAATCGATTATGACATGACGACCCTCCTGGTCCATCCGGGAGTTCCTTCATCGGTCTTAAAACTCTGGAAAGGTCCTATGTATGTTTTTCGCCTTTCAGGCGGCAACGACTTCAATCAGTACCTGCCCCATGCTTACGATTTTATCCCCCTCCAGTCTATGCCGTTTGCCACAGCCCTGGCCACGCAGATGATCTTTGCAGCCTACATGGGGTTTGGCCCTATATTTTTTGTCGGCCTGGACATGCAGGGCCAGAGGTTCATGCGGAAGTATTACAAGAAGGGCGAATGGCATGATTTTGACTGGACAAAAACAGAGGACTATAAAAACGTGATCGAGGACGGGAAATTCCATACCAGCCAGGCGATGATCTACCATAAGAAGGGCCTGCTCTCCGCGGTCCGGATCGATCTGATCCATGGCGGCTATCCCCTGTTTAACTGTTCTGATAAATCGATCATCCGGGAAGTACCTTATTGCAGCCTGGCGGACCTGCTGGCGGATCCTTTCTGCTGGAAGCTGAAAGACTGGCCGGTGCAGAAAAAGCTGGACTTGATTGATCGATTCCTCACCAAACGCTGGACCCACGTAATGACGGTCCATAATGGAATCAGCTGGGTAAGCCAGGTATTGGTCGGCGGATCCGACGAAGAACTGACGACCAAAATGTACCAGATGAATAAGGACGTTACCAATTACAAAACAAAGCGGATCCATGACGCGAAGGTCTTGAAGAAACCGCTTTCCGAGGTCGCCCCCGATTTTCACCCCCAGGACATCGTCCTAATAGATATTCCTCAACATTGGATTAGAGTACGGAAGTTGCAGCATGGATAATCGCCAAGACCTGTACTGTTCCTGCAGCAAGAGATCCACCCGATGGAATAGTGAGATCGTTTACGAAAGACTCGGGGCGTATATGGGATATCGGTGTAGCGTCTGCGGCCAGCTTCTGGATGAAAGAGCCATAATGTATGGCGCCGCCATAGACATTATGAAAGTAACCGACGAAATATTATTCACTCAGGAGGCTTAACGTGGGAATTACAATGACGAGCGAAAAAAGTAACGAGATTGCCAAACAGGTCCTGCTGCGACAGTCACACATGGCAGACGCTAGGGAGCCTTTTGAGGCGGACTGGCTGGAAATAGCAAAGTATATGATTCCTTATCTGGAGTTTATGAACGAACCGGAAAACATTGGACAGCGCCCAGGTACTAATATTTTCGACTCTACTCCTGGGAGTTTTCTCGAAATGGAAGCTGCAGGCCTGCAGAGTCATACTACCTCGGCGACGATCAAGTGGTTCAAGTTTATCGCTTCCAATCCGAAACACATGAAATCCCGGCGGGTAAGGGAATGGCTGCAGGCAATGGATGAACACTTCTATTACCTATTCCAATCCCGCAGTAATTACTACCAGAGGGTCCCTTCATTCTTTAAGCCCTATGTAGCCCTGGCCTTTTCCTCCATGTTTATAGACGAAAACCCCGGGACCGGCGAAATAATCTTTCATATTCCGAACCCCTGGGAGATTTTTGTAGAAAAAGACGCGAACGGCAAGCGTGACACGGTTCACAGAGTTTTCCCTATGACGGCCCGGAACATGATTGCCACCTTTGAGAAGGCGGACCTTTCTGATCCTGTTATCACAGCTGCAGAGAGCAATCTCGACAAGTCTTTCAACCTTATCCACGCAGTCTACCCCAACGCGGATAAGGACTTTTACAAAACCGGCGCCCAGGACAAGGTGTATACGGGGATCTTTATGGAGGAGGGGAAAAGCCCAGAAAAGAAGCTCCTGCGCCTGAAAGGGAAAAACAATCCCCTGGACGGTTACAACACGATGCCCTACATCACCGCGGCCTGGACGGACGTTCCGAACACAGCATACAGCTACGGACCCGCGCATATGGCCCTGCCGGACACCTTGATGCTGAACGACGGCGCGGAGAAATACTGGACCGCAGCGCAAAAGCTGGTAGAGCCTCCGATGTGGCTACCGGCAAAATACCAGATGCAGGGATTCTCTACGGCACCGAACGCCCGGAACTGGTACGAAGAAGAGGCGATCCTGGATGCCAAGCCGATCATTACGACAATCGATCTCGATAAGCTCTTGGATGGGATCCACGATAAGCGGGCCCAGATATCCTCACACTTCATGGCGGACCTTTTCCTGATGCTGACCAGGGCAGAGAACCAACCGAAGACCGCGTATGAGATCCGGGAAAAGAAAGCAGAACAGACCGCGGAACTGGATCCGGTTGTTTCTTCCCTGAATACGACCTTTGGTATGATGTTCGACCGGCTTATTCAGCTGGAGTACGACGCCCACCGGCTACCGACTCCGCCCCCAGAGATCCTGGACCGCCGGGGAGGATACGATATTGATTACATCGGCCCCTTAGCCCAGGCCGCGAAGCGCATGTTTGAAACCCAGGGCAAGCGAGCCTTCCTGGAAGAAAACCAGGAGGTGTTTGATAGGGTCCCGTCGTCGATGGACAATGTTGATTGGGACAAATGGATACAGAGCAGCGCTGAATCAACTGGTGTTAATCTCGGCGTGATACGGGAAGAAAAGGCTGTTGAAGAGATCAGGGCCGTCCGGGTGGAAGACCAGGAAGCCCAGCGCCAAGCAGACCAAATGGTCGCGATGGGAAAGGCCACCAAAGATATGGGCGCACCGATAGACGAAAAAAGCCTCCTCGGGAAGATGGGCGGTGACCAGCAGGCGCCGCAGAAATGACAGGCGTAACACTCCCTTCCCTGGAACTGCAAAACAATTATAATCAGCTGTTCTGTGACCAAGGCTTAGGGACTCAAGTATTTACCAACCAGTTGCTATCATTAGGACTTTTCCGGCCGCTGCTCACTCCCGAGGATGTGACTCGGCATAATTATGCGATTCAGCTGTTGATCAACACCGGGGTGATCTCCCCGACCCGGAGATCTCAAGCAATAGAAAATCTTTTGTCAGGAGAAACAAAGCGTGCGGTCAGGCGCATACTGTCGATCAGAGTACCGGCGAAAGAAGATATTTATGACGACAAGGAGAAGAAAAAAAATGAGCGATGAAGACAAAGGCGCGGCCCCTGGGGCCGCGGATCAGGCTGCAGGATCCGAAGAACAAGGGACCTCATTCTGGTCCGGCATGGCACAGTTTCCGGACGAATACAAAGAAGATGCAGAAATAGCGTCTTTTGGTGGTTTTGGCGGTATGGCGAAAGAGCTGAAAAGCCGCGGAGAACAGCTGGCGAATCTCACAAAGCGGCCGGAATCACCGGACGGCTATGACTTAAGCGGTCCGCAGCTGCCCGAGGGCGTAGACGCTGACGACGCGGTGACCGAGAAATTCCGCGCGGCAGCCCATAAATATGAACTGTCACAGGAACAGGCCCGGGGTATCCAGGACATGTACAACGAACTGGCCGTTGACGATTACAACAAATCCCAGGAAGAAAAGGCGGCACAGCAGGCCGAGCGGAGCAACTATGCCAAGGCCACGGAACGGGAATTACGCCAGGAATACGGTCCCGAGTATGATGAAAAAACACAGCTTGCACTACGGACCCTGCACGGGCTGCTTTTTGGCGACGAGCCATACACCAAGGATGATCTTCTGAATAACGATTTTTTGCAGCGCATAGAAGAAGTGTCTGCCAGCGGAAAAGCGCCTATCAGCAGCAGTGCGACCTTTATGAAACTGTTCATCCGCGTGGGCGAACTGAACCAGGAGCAGGGGTGGTTATCTTCTGGCGGTGGTGGTACACTTTCAGAGCAAGCGAAGTTAGACAAAGAATATCCTTCCATGAAGGGTATGAAAGAATCTGATATATAGGGGACTTTGTTCCCTACTGGGACCTGATGGAGCCTTAACCGGCAACCTGAAATCCTACTTAAGTACAACCTGTATTGGGAGTACCGCAGGGATAGACGGGAGTTTTTGCGACTCTCTGATGGAACTGACCTATCTCAATACAGGAGTGCTTTATGTCAACAACCGATTTAGCTGCAACGCATACGCTCGGCGAATTAGCCAATCGTATTCATAACAATGAAATCTTAGACATTATGAACGTTCTCGAAGAAGCTCTCCCGATGATGAAGGACCTGCGTTTCAGGGAAGCGAACGGTACACTTAACGACGTTCATACCGGCGCGGACGACCTTCCTACGGGAGACTGGAGAGCGGCAAATAATGGCGTGGACGCGGAAGCAGCGCTTACCAGACCAGTGACCGAACCGATTTGTCGGCTTGAGGGCCGGAGTGAGATCGATGAATGGATACTGGCAACACAGAGGGACAAGAAGAAATACCGACATGAGGAAGACCTTTTACACCTGGAAGGGTACGCGCAGACCATAGAAGATACGATAATCTATGGGAACAACGCGACCGATCCGGACGAGCCGAATGGTGTGGCAACACGCTACAACGCTCTGTCCATGTCGAATGTATATTCGGCTGCAGGCTCCACAGCTACCTTACAATCTTCCGTTTACATCATCCAGCATGGGCTGGCTGCCTTCCACGCCGTATTCCCCCGGGGCGATCATAGTATCGGTATCCAGAGGAACGACAAGGGCAAGGAACGGATCAGCGGGAAAAACTCTAAGGTCCTTTACAAATGGGTAACACAGTTTATCTTCCACCTCGGGCTGGTTAACCGTAACCACAAGAGTGTGCAGAGAATCTGTAATATCGGCCGGGCGGTAACTTTCACTACCGTCGAAGACCTGATGATCGAGGCCACGATCAACATGCCGAGGGGCGCGAAAGACGCCGTGATCTACGTTAATAAACGGATCAAAAAATTGATGGATGTCGCCGCGAAGGATAAAACCAACGTGAACTATACGATTGACACCGTATGGGGCCGACCAACCGTACACTTCCGAGGGACCCCCGTTGATGTCTGTGAGGGCATTGTCGACACCGAAGAAGTGGTGGCATAAGGAGGACGATTATGAGAGATGCTTATCATATCTTCGATACGTCCAAAATCCTGGCCGCATCGAATGTCGTTACCGACAGTGCTAATGTCTGCGATTTCAAGGTAGTAAAAGTATCGCAGTCTGGAACCGCGCTGGCCTTGAAGATCGCTTCGACCAAAGAAGTGACCGCGCTGGCCGGAAATCTTCACATAAAGCTGGTGGAGTGCGCAACCTCGGGCGGTACCTATACCGACCTGATGACGCTCAAAGCAGTATCTCAGGCGACGCTTGGCAGCTACTATTCCTTTCCTTCTCAGCCATTGCCGTCAGAGCATAAACAATTCCTTAAATTGACTTATCAGGTAACCGGAGTCTTAGGCACCAACAATGCTTACAAGGCCTGGCTGGAAGCCGAGAAATAGGAGGAGGGGCAGGCAACTGCCCCTTTATTTATATGGAAAAATTAGACATTTATAATCATGCTCTGGCAGGCTTAGGTATTCCCCGGGTATCAAGTGAGACTGAAAACGACCAGGTCAAGGTCTTAGGCTCGCTCTTTAACATCGTCCTGGACGAGGCCTTAGTTGAGGCGCCCTGGACGTTCGCCACCTGGATACAGCAGCTGGCCGCGCCATCCGACATAGACAACGACACTTCGTATGACTACATCTTTTCCCTTCCTGTGGACCCGTACTGCTTAGAGCCGCAGATGATACTTGATTCAGACGGAGCAGAATATCATTCTGAACCCTTTCTCATTATGAAGCGGTATTTATTCACCGATAAATCGGAAGTGTATCTCCGCTATACGATCCGCCCGGACGACCTAAACGAATGGTCCCCGATGTTTGGGATCTTTATGGCCTATCTTCTGGCTGCGAAAGGCTCAATGGCGATGAAGTTTTCAGACGAAGTAGAGGCCCGAATGTATGTACTCGCT